ACTATGTTAGCACGCATCAATACACGTTGCCTGGTTCTGGCTCTGGCCTAGACGCAGGGAAGTTTGCTTTACCTGACTCGTTTTACAAAGCTCTCGGTGTTGATTTTGACGTTGGCGGCGTTACCTACCGACTGCGACCATACCATTTTCAAGAACGCGCTATGTACAACTCACCATCAGTTGTTGCGTCAAGAATTACAAACACGCTTTACCATATTCAGGGTGAGTCAATTAGATTTATTCCGGCACCGACTGTCTCAGGGACCGTAACGCTGTGGTACGTCCCGCAAGCAGAGCAGTATTCTACAAGCGAATCAGAATACATGGATAAGACGGTCTACGACAAAGCCCCAGCAGTGGCTTATGGGTACGAAGAGTACGTCGTTATAGATGCAGCCATTAAGTGCCTTCAGAAAGAAGAATCAGACGTTCAGGTGCTACTTGTGCAGAAGCAGCAGCAGCTTGAACGTATCGAGCAGGCAGCAGGCAAGCGCGATGCTGGTGAGTCTTACGCAATTACAGATGTTGAAGTAGGCACTACTTCTTACTTAGACGATTACGTTAATTTGGTGTAGTTATGATTCACTTTGAGCGCTACAGGACAGACGACTACCCTCTTACTCGGGTACAAGATAAGGTTGAGCAGTTTGCAAACGACCTACAGGGTTCGGGGTTGTTAAGTGGCCGTTTAATTGAAGACATCGAGTTTGCTGCCAGTACAACGCAAAACGTTTTTCATGGACTGGGCAGACCGTATCGAGGATACATTGTTGTTTCAGTTAACTCTAAATCTGTTATCCAGGTAGACGACGCTAAGAACAACAACAAAGCGCAATTCCTTGCGCTACAAAGCTACGGCACTGCCTGTACTGCTTCTTTGTGGGTGTTTTAATGGCGCTAGATAAAAAAACACTTTCGTTTGCACTGCTTAAAGGCATCGATGAAAAATCATCGGATTCCGCTAGGCCACCTGATGCCTTGACGGTTGCAGAGAACGCTGACTTCGGCAAACGGGGTGAGCTTAAGAAGCGCGGCGGGTTTGTGCATGATGACAATATGACTCGCACAAAATTTGGCGGCGGTGACATTTCAAAGGGTGTGGCAATTTCCCAATACGGAGACGAGACGCTTCTTTTAGATGGCAAAAAAATGTACTCCTGGATCAAACAGCAGGCCGGTGGCCAAGGCTTGCTTGATAGAGGAACATACGTCCCTTGCACTGTTGAGCATGAGTTTAAACACAGAAACAGGGATAGGCGGCAAGGTAACGCGCAGATTGCAGAAAAAAACGGCGTTCGCGTTTACGTTTGGGAAGAGTACGAGTTTCAAGGAAGTAAATACAAGACGTTTGTCGATATTGAGCACATAGCAAGTGGCTCTAAGCTTATTGCTACCACTGAAATAAGCAGTGTTACAATTTCAGTTGGTGCGGCCACCTCACTCTACGTAATCTCTCAACCGCAGTGTGCCGTTATTGGTAACTACGTTTTTATTGTTTACCAGGAAGGCGGTAACATGCGTTACCGTTACGTTAACTGTGCAAACATAACAGCGGCGGCGGCTATTTCGGCGGAGCAAAACCTGTATAACCACTTAGGGGCGCAGGTTCAAATTGATACCAGTTACCCCGTGTTTCAAATTGACAAGTTTTCAGGTCAAACGCATTCAGATGCAATTGTGTTTTTGTATTATAATGGGAGCGGAAATCTTTACTGCCAGTATTTAACAGCCAGCGGCACTACGCTTTCGATGCCATCAACCAACATTCAGGTTTCTACGGACGCTTTTTTTCAGCCTTTTGGCAGAACAACAGGCGGTCTAGCTACCGGATTAATGCTTAAGTGCTTAAACGACAACGATGGGAACGACGCCGATGACTACCAAATTATTGTCGGCTACACAGTACACGACTCAAGCAGCGGCACTTACCGTGTCAAATTGGTACAAATTAAAGATAACTTAGGTGCCAAAGTTGAGCACGCCGACCAAAACGTTTTGGCTGATGGTAGCAGCACAGGCAGCATTTACCTGTTAAACGGCACTGCGGGAGTTAAAGAAAACGAGGATAGCAGCATCCATGTTTTTGTTGGCGTGTGGGGCGGTAATGATCTAGGGACGCAAGGGTTAATTGTTCCTGAGCACTTTATTCGAAGGTACACCTTAACAAGAGGAAGTACCACCATTGCAACAACCACAAACGTTGTAGCGTTTAATGCCTCCATTACGTCTGATTTTTTCAATAACAACAGCGAGTTGTATTGTGCCATATCTCACGTGAATGACAATGGCTTATATGTGGACTTTGACGCCACATCACCTTCTGGTGCAAGTCGGGGGGAAAACAACAACACTGTTGTGGTTAACGTAGACGGTGAGCTTATCGGGGCGTTAAGAACAGGCAGCGTAGCAACATGCCTAACGTCAGAGTACATAAACAACAACCCTTTAAATTTTAATACAGCGCAAGAAAATCGCAGATTGCTACACGGCATCCAGCGCGTTACATCGCGAGACAGCGGAAAAGTTTTTGTTTTTGGGGCATCAAGATGGGGCGGTTACGCTTTTTACGACCCAGGAACTTACGGCCCAGGAGACTACCCTGACAACGTTTTTGGTGTAAGCTTGTTTACAGTCGATTTTGATCCTGACCGCACATTAGCATCTGTTGACATCGAGGGGTCGTGGCTAGGCAGCGGTGGCTTTATTCACAGCTACGATGGTCAAGAAATTGTAGAAAACAATTTTGCAGTATTTCCGGCAATTAAAAGCTTAACCTGCTCTACTCGCTCAAGCACTTCTAGTGGTTTTTCAGACGGTAAAGTTATAAAATACTGCACAATCTACTCCTGGACAGACGCAAAAGGTAACGAGCATGTTTCGTTACCTTCTTCCATGATTGAAGTAACTATCCCTTCTGGCCGAGTTAGCGGTCACGGAGCTATTGCTGGGGGCAGCGGCTACAGTACGGCAAGCAACGTATCGGTAAGCGGTGGCTCGGGTTCAGGCTGCAAGGTAAATATTACAGCTCCTTCCGGGGCGGTTACAGACGTTACGATTGCTGATCCAGGAACTGGTTACACTAACGGGGATTCGCTATCAATATCTGGAGGAACAAGCGGAACATTTGTTGCGGTTGTCACAGGCAAATCAACTAACTCGTTAGAAATATATGTTCCAAGTGTTACAAGAAAAACAGGGGTTGTTGCTAAATTATACAGAACTGACGATACTGGCGGGACATTTTTTCTTGTCGCTGACATACCCGTTAGACCGACAACAAGCCCTACCTCTTCTTTTGTGACTTACGTAGATTTGCCTCGTGACGAAACAGCCATCACCTCAAGACCGCAACTGTATACAACGACGTTTCCAGGAACCGGCTTTGCAGGATGCAGCACAGACCTAGTGCGCCATCAAAATAAAATTATTTCGGCAAGCACTGATGACGAAGCGTATGTTTCAACGGTAATCCTTGAGGGTACTGCACCTGGTTTTCCTATAGGGTTTTTTAACAAGATCGCTCTTCCTGGCGACCCTGGAAAAATTACAGCAGTTGAAGGCAACCTAGACCATCTTTTAGTATTTACCGACACCGATGGTTATTATGTATCAGGCCCCGGCCCTGATATTTTAGGCCAAGGTAAATTTACTGAGCCCCGACTGTTTGCTTCAGGCCAAGGTGCCTTGCCTGGAGCAGCCCATACAGATTCGCCTTTAGGGGTGTTTTATCAGACTGAGCGTGGGTTGCATTTAATCGGACGTGATTTATCTATTTCCTACATTGGGGCTGCGGTAGAAGACACGGTTGGGTCAAAAACGGCAGTTAGTATGACACGAAGAGACGCCGACAACGCCGTTCGCATTATGCTACAGTCGGCGTCTCCCGGCTCCAGTGGCAATGACATTTATTGCGTTTACAATTACTACTACAAGCAATGGGCAACATATAACATTGCGTACCAAAGCAGCGCACATCAAGTTGGTGAGGTTTATGATAAAACCAGCTTTCAAAGACTGACTGCCGATGGCCGAATATTTACACAGTCCACAACCGTTTATCAGGATCGTAACTCCGCAGGCAGCGCTCTTGTAGATTACGGAATGACAGTAACTACTGGATTTATATCTCCAACAGGCTTGCTTAAAAAAGACCGCATTTACAGGGTCATGTTGCTTGGTGAATACTTGGCGGCGCACACTCTTCGTGTGGACGTTTACAACGACTACGATGACGCTACGTCGAACCAAACTGAGACTAAAACAATTTCAAGCGCACCGGCAGGTGCATACTTGTACCGCGCACACCTTTCAAAACAAAAATCCAGAGCGGTTAAGCTTTCTGTTTTAATTGGTGGGGCAACGCAGGCAATGACCCTTGCTGGTTTTGCGTTAGAAGTTGGAATGCGACCAGATAAAACATCGTTTAAAACCATAGAAGATAGGACACTGTAATGGCTGGTGCTTTTTTAACAGATACGCTTCGAGAACAAGCCGCCGCTGAGATGCAAGGCCGAATGCTTCAAAGCCAAATAGCCCGTCAAGTTGCTCGTCAAATTGTTGGCAACGTAGCGCAGCAAGGGGTTGCTCAAAGCATGCAGCGCATGGGTGCGCGAACTCAAGCGTTAAGCCGAGCAGCAGACAGAACATCTCAAAGAGACGTCCAAAAAACGCAGCTAGAAATGAAAAAAGACATGGCGGAAAAACAAAAAACGCTTGGCTTGATTACTGCGGCAGCAAGCGCAGCAGGAACGTTAGGCGCTCATTTGGCTTTGCGCGACCCCAGTGTTCCTGATGGCCCTACCAATGAAGACGTCCGTGCAGCGCACTCTCCCGTAGACCAATTTAGACTGCCTACAGGCAGAACAGTTGGGGAAATTGCGGCACGCGAGCAACAGCTTGGCAGCGAATACGCTCAAGATTTAGCAGAACGTGAAGAGCTTTTGAAAAATGTTAGTGCAGGGGCAAAGACAGATGCATTAATGTATGGCGGTGTGCCAAATGCGGCAGGACAACTTGTGTCTGCCCCAGGGGTTACGTCAGCACCAATTGACCCTTACGAGGAACTGACAGACGAAGAGTTTCAACAAAGCCTTATGGACTTTTAGGGGGTAACAATGGCTGACCAAAATACAGACGATTACGATATCTATAGTGAGCTTGACACTGAGGGGGCTGCTTCGACTCGGGAAGAAGACGAAGCGGCAACACAGAAAATAACAGGTAAAAGCTACTACGGTGATGACGGGTTTTTAGAAACAGGACGAACGGATACCGACCCTGACTACACAATGGGTCAATACCAAGAAGATTTGCGCTTAATTACAGAAGAGGCGAAACGCCAAGCAGCTCGGCGAGAGGCTGGTTTAAGCGGCGAAAAAATGTTTGCTCAGGCCGAAAAACTAAAAGACATTGCTGAAGGACGACGTAAAACCGAGGGTCAAATTGAAGCTGAAAGGGAGCTTGAGATATTGGCCAAAGGGCAACGCGGCCTTGCTATGAGCTATGGCGGTTTTGATATAGCTGACGTACTGCAACGAGCAGGCCGTGCTGCCCAAGAAGCCGAGCTTGCTGGTGAAACGGCAATCGCAACTTCAGCCCGTCGTGCTGCAAGGGCGGCAAGAGATCAGTTAGACGATTTAATGATTGCTGGCGAACAAAGGGCAGAGGACAGGGCTTTTGCTTTACAGCAGTTAGCTTTTCAGGAAAGTCAGGCAAGTGGCTCTCTTTGGTCTAATGTCCTTGGCGGCGTGCTTGGTGCTATTGGGGCTGTTGTAGGCGCAGTTGTTCCAGGCGGTGGAGTAGTCGGGGCAATGGTCGGCGCTTCAGTGGGTAAAGCAATTGGCGGGGCAGGTGGTTCTGCTATTGGGCAGTACAGGACTTAACATGGCTGACGATTCTTTAAGCTCTATTTACGGATACCTTGACACGGAAGACGCCCGTGAGGACCGGGGGGATTATTCTGACGACGGGACTGCGGCAGGCATTGATGCTGCGTATAAAGAGCTTTATGGAATGTCGCACCAAGAATATGTAGATAGTCTTGGAGGCAGTACCCAGCAAGGTGCTGACGAAGCTTATTTTCGAATGCAGGCCGCAACGGATTATTATCAGTCGGGTCAGTCTGAATCGGCTCGTCAGCAAATGCGCGAAAAATACGGTTTAACTGGAGATAAGCTGTTTGCTGAAGCTGAAAAACTTGCAGATATCGCTTCAGGCCGCAGAAAAACAGAGGGTGAAATTGATGCGGAAAAAGAACTTGCGGCTTTAGCTCAAGGGCAACGTGGTCGAGCTATGAGTTATGGTGGTTTTGATGCTGCCGAGATACTGCAAAGGGCTGGACGCTCCGCGCAAGAAGGCGAGCTTGGCGGCGAAGCTGCAATTGCACAGGCATCCAAGCAAGCTAGGGGGTCAGCAAAAGACCAGCTTGAACAGCTTTTAATTTCCGGCGAGCAGCGAGCAGAAGATAAGGAGCTTGGAATGATGTCGATGATGGCTATGGCTGATCAAGCCAGTGAGCAGTTGTGGTCCAATGTTCTAGGTGGAGTCTTTGGCGGAATTGGTGCTATTGTGGGGGCTACTGTACCTGGAGGCGATGCAGCGTTATCTAAGGTAGGGGCAAGCGTTGGCCAATCTTTTGGCGGCGGCACTGGCCGGTACTTGGGTTAAGGAGATACGAAGATGAGTGATGGTATGTTTCCGCCTCGCGAGCTTTATGAAGCCGAACAAGCAAGGCAGAGGGTTGCAAAAGACCCTTTTAGTGGTGGTCCCGACCACATGCGTCTTACGCCTGAAGCCCTTAAGCGCCGCCAGGAAAGTGCAGCAGCTCTCGCGGCTGATGCTGCTAGGCGCGATGAAGCTCGCACTCTTTATCGTGAGCGCCCAGAAGAGTTTATTAGAAAAGCTCCCGGTATGTCAGAGGCCGCGCAAGCCGAGTATCTTCGCAGTACAGCGGGGGAAAGAGCAGATATAGCGGAGCAAGATGAGGCTTTTGTTGCCGAGCAAAAACTCCGAGCACAGCAAGCTTTGCGCGACAAATTTGAACTTGAGGCTTTACGGGCAGGGTTACCTGAAGATCAGTGGCCTGCTTATGTTGAAGAAAAACTAGCCGAGTCTCGTTTAGCAACAGCAGAACCAGCCATCGACACAGCGGCAGAAGCTGCTACAGAAGCAGAGCCCGAAGAAGACCCAATATCAAAAGCTATTCGAGAGCAGTACGAGTTTGGTCAAATTGAAGCTGACAGGGCACAACGGGCTTTTGAGGCGATGGAAGAACGGCAGCGACTTGCGTCAGAGCAGGTTGAGCGTGAGATTGCCGCAGCAGAAAACGAGCTTAAGAATTACTCGATTGACCCTAAGAGAGCGTTTAGGTCTACTGGAAGCCAGGTTATGGCCGCGTTTGCAATGGCTATCGGTGCCTTTGCCGAAGGCTTATCGGGGGGCAAGGTTCCTAACACCGCTTTTAAGATTATCGACAATGCGATTCAGAGAGACGTAGACGCTCAAAAAGCTGAGATGGGCAAGTACACCGACGTATTAAAGAACAAGAACAATGTTTATGCTCGAATGCTTCAAAAGTTTGGCAACGAAAAGGTCGCAATGAAGGCTTCGATTACGCTTGGCCTTTCGGCTGCTGAAGCAAGTATTGACGAGCTTGCTGCCAAGTACGGGCCTGACTCAAAACAGGCACAGGTTGCGGCGGGGTTTAAGGCTCGCATCGCAGGCGATAAAGCTAAACTGATGATGGAGCTGGCTAAGACTAATGCCAGTGTCCTTGGTCGGGGTAAGACTAGCGGTGAGGGAGAGAAATTATTTAAAAACGCTTTGGGTGAAATTGGCACACTGCGTTCTTTATTTAAAGAACTGGGGGAAGGCGAAGCCGTGTTATCTCAGCTTATCGGCGTGTTCGGAGAAGAAGCTCAAGTTTCTTATTCTCCTGGCACTGCTTCAGAATATGCAGCAGCACGATTTGCGGTGGCACAATTTGTAAACAAGGCGTTTAGTGGCGCACGTGGCTCGGATAGAGATTTAGCGGCAGTTATGGCGCGAATACCTAACCCAATAATTGCAACCCTTAGCAGGGAAAAAGGTCTTCAACTTATTAAAAACCTTGAAGACAGCTTGCGAAGAGCAGCAGGCAAAAAAGGTTATTTGGTTCCTGGTGACGTTGCTCGTCAGTTTGACATTGATTACGGCACCAAAGACACAGACGACGCGCTTAAGTCGTTTAAGCCGCAGATTGATTCTATTCGCGGAGTAGGCCAGTAATGCCAAAAATGTTCAACATAGCTCTTCGCGAGTGGCGGGACATCCCGGAAAACGAGGTCCAAGGGGCTTACGAATCGGGTCAGTACGTATTCGCAAAAGGAGAATTAGTCCCTGTAGCTTTGGCTGATGGGCGCTATGGGACAATTAAAGGCGAAGAGTTTAAAGATGTAATTCGTGCTGGCGGTAGTTATGATTTACCGTCTGAACGAAAGCACCGCGCTGACGAAGAGAAGTACGATTCTCGAAATGCGGAAGCACTCCTTCTGGCTGCTGGGCGTGGTCTTACTTTCGGGCTGTCCGATGTAGCGCTCGAAAAGATGGGTGCTTACACTGACGAAGAAATCCAGGGCCTTGAAGAGCATAATGCGATTCTTAGCGGCGTAGGTGAAATCGGCGGTGCCTTGGCTCCTGCGTTACTGACTGGCGGCGGCTCTGCTTTGGGTGCGGCAGGCGTTAAAGGCTTGCTCAAGAAAGGCGTACACTACAGCCCTGCTGGATTTGCTATGCGTTCGGCGGCGGCAGCAGAGGCGGCGATAGGTAAAAAGCTGGGAGTAGAGGCGCTGGAGGGGGGCTCTAAGATGCTCCGCGCTGTACCAGGATTTGGTGCAGCCGGTGCGGTTGAGGGGGCCTTGTTCGGTGCGGGTGAGACTTTTTCAGAAGAGCTTCTTGGTCGCACCGACAAAACCGCAGAACAAATAATGGGTGATATCGGGTTTGCTGCTTTGCTGGGCGGCGGTCTTTCATCTGCGTTTTCGATGGCTCCCGCAGTAGTTGCAAAAGCGTTTCAGTCGCAAGCTAAAACAGAGTACCCCAAGGGTTTAGCAAAAGTTGTTGGTGAGTTTAAGGACAAGTACACAGCAGCAATGACAGGGATGGATGAAGAGTTTTTAGCAAAAACTCGCGACCCTGCTTTTCTAGACGACTTGCTTGAATACGACAACTTTGAAGCAGCTTTAAATACCTCCAGCAGAGAGAACATTGGCACGCTGTTTAACGCTGTGGCTGGGTCAACAAAAGAAGTTGTTGAAAAGAAAAAGGAAGCTTTTGCTCCTTTTATCAAACCTACCAATGAGGCAAACACTGCGAATGCCGCTCTAAACGCTATTCAGAACTACATTGACAATGTAGCCGCAGCGCGAGCAAAGCTTGGAGACGAGACTTCGCAACGAATTGCTACCGACCTTATAGAAGAAGCCGAGGGTGTCCAAAAAGCCATAACAAGGTCAATTCAAGAACGACTTAAAAAGGCTGGGCTAGGTGATTTTAACGTTTCAATTATAAACAACCCCGGCCAGCCTGACCACAATACGCTTGATATATTTAGAATAGAAAAACGAAAGGCTCACTCTGCAAAAGCCATGGGGATTGTCGACCAGCCCCAAAAAGTTTCTTACAAAATTTTGAGCAAAATCGACAGCGACCCTGAAACAGCTCGAATGATTTTTCATGCTGTTGACGGATTAAAGATGGGGCAAAGTCGATTAGGCAAAAGCTTTGCTGGTTATGACGGACTTCGTAAATTTCTTGAAAACACCGACAACTTTGGCAAAGCCGGCGAAATGCAAGCAGGTTTAAATTCAATTTGGCATCAGCTAATAGAGACGCAGGATGACTTTATTGGTCATTTTATGAAACGAGAGAAGGGCAGCGGAGACATTGTTGCGGCCCCAAGAAAAATTGAGTCGTTCCTTAAAAACATCCGGCGCTCTGAAAAAGGCGAGTATGACCGGGCACGTATATTTAACAAATACACAGAGTCGTTTAACCAGTATTTAAAAGTTGCAAAAAGTCTTGGCATTAAAATGGATGAAGCCGTCCCTGGCATTGTTAAGGGCGCAGAAGACTTACAAGAAAAATGGACTAACTTTCAATACTTGCAGCAGGCAAAAAAGGACATCGATAACTTAACTCGTAACCCTGGGCTAGTGTCCGAGACTCTTGCAACGGTTGGCGGCTTTGCCTTTGGTGGCCTCCCAGGTGCTCTTGCTGCTAGATACATTCGAAACATTGCAACACCGGGTGATGCAGTACGTCGCCGAGTTACAGCGCACGGAATTAAATCGCGTGTAAGTAAAATGGTTGACACGTGGGCAGAGAAGTCAACCAATCGGTTAATGCGTAACATTGCTACACCAGTCGCGGGCAAACCTACTGACTTCTTGACTGGCTCTAAGCGGGTGTCGCTGCTTGGTCTTATTGGTGCAAAAGCAACAGGCAACGAAGAGGAAGACACGGTAAAAGAAATTGAAGCTCTTGCCACAATATCTTCGCCTGAAGTTTTGGCTCAAAAGATTCAAGAAAATACCGAACCCTTGCACGATGCCCCGCAAATTCAGCAGGCTATGACTGACAAGGGTATTCAGGGAACAGCCTTGTTTATGGGGGTTGTTAAAGAAAACACCGACGTTTCGTTTAATCAGATAACCGGCGAGGCAAGGGTTTCGGTATCAGATGCGGGGCTCGCAAAGATTGCTCGTGCTAAAAACGCTATTTATGGTCGGTCTTGTGAGCAGCTTGCTCTAGAGTTTTCGCAAGGTGCTTTGACCGCGCAGACGGTAAGTTTAACGGACGCAATGTACCCTGAATTAACGGCAGCATTTCGGGAAAAATGCCGGAACATGATTGTCGAAGATGCGGAAAAAACAGGCAGGCAACCGGATTTACAGGTAGCCTCAAACTACGCTACACTTAATTATACTACAGCGGTTCCGCTTCAGGTCGGCATTGGCGTACAGGCGATGCTTAAGGCAATGGACGGCCAGCAGCAGCAACAGCAAGGCAACCGGTCTGCTGCAAGCCTTAAAGGGACAGCGAACAGGGCGAGGTCTGTAACAGACAACGCTTTGACATAACCACTTAGGCTGAAGATATGGCCTTGAGGAGATTGATATGAGAACCATAACCAAATTTGTATACGGTCTTTCTGGGACGGCTGAAGCGCACGCTATGGACTTAAAGGTTCAAGAACATGGTCGGCAAACGTGGGAGTTCTTGGCTACAGGGACGACAACACGGGTAACCTTAAAGTCTGTTTTTAGCCATCCGACAACAGGGAGCGAAGAAACGGGCGGGCCTTTTGGTACGGGCGACACTGCCGGGGCAGACATTCAAGTAATCGACCTTACGCAAAATGAGCTTACTATTGTTAACTTTAACATGAAGCTTGAGCACGTTCGTTGCACTTATGAGAGTGACGGCGGCGGTGCTATGACAGGTAATCTTTTTATCAAAGCAACAACGGCAAAGGGGTAAGTCATGGCTAACGCAAAAATTATTAACTACGGCCAGCCTATTGGTGGCGGCACTACAGCTATCCCAGACAACGTTGAGGTTGCTCTGGACATAGAGACTACAGCGGGTGAAGACTGGATTCTTATCGACACAGAAAATGGTGCCGAGAACATGACTTTGGCCGGAGGCAATTACCCCATTAACGTCGGGTCAACCCAGCGTGGTCCTCGTATGCGCGACGGTCACGGAAGCTCTGCAACTCCCGCTCATCCGGTTTACTCGTTTCGCGGCGATACCAACACAGGCATGACTCACCTAGGCACAAGCAATGATGACGCTTTGGCATTAGTGGCGGGTGGTGTTGAAGGGATTCGGATTGTTGAGGATGGGGGTGCGGCAGTTATTCAGTTCGGCCAAGATAACTACGATCCCCAAATTGAGCAAGGCTCTAGCACCGGAATGGGATACACCTTCAAGGGTGACACCAATACCGGAATGACGTCAGGCGGCTCATCAGATAGCCTTTATCTGACGGCAGGAAACACGCAAGCTGTCCATATTACGGAATCAGGGGCCGTCGCTACAACGCAAATCAATGGCCCAGCCTTTACGGTTGGTGCGTTTCTTACTCAGGGCAGCGGTACAGTTGGAACAGGTGGAAGCTCAAGCACCACGCTAGAGCAATCAGGCGCTTCAACTTTTCAGACGCAGCTGCACGTTGGCGCGGCGATTAAAATTATCAGCGGCGGCGTAATTAAAAAAGCAACTGTTGCAAGCATCACTGATGCCAACACGCTCGAACTAGATTCGGCTGAAACAATTGCAGACGGCTCAAATTGGTATTTCGACAGCGGCGAACTCTTTGCGGTAAAGACTGGTGACAGTAAAACGCTCTTTGGCGTAAGCGGAACCGGCGCTATCGGTGTTGGTAGCGCAGCGGGGACAAACTACAACAAGAACAACTTGGCAATCGGCGATGCAGACGCCCTTGATGCAATTACGACGGGTGCCAACAACGTCGTTATGGGATTGTCGAGTTCTTCCTATCAGCTTACCAGCGGCTACTGTAACACGCTGCTGGGCCAGCAGGCAGGAGAGGCTTTAAACTCGGGGCACTCAAACACAATCGTAGGCAGAAAAGCGGGATCTGCATACAGTACTCAGACAAACAATACCCTTGTTGGTCATGAGGCCGGAACCCGTTCGACCGGGGCCAACGTTACAATCGTAGGTTCTAATGCGGGTTATCAAAGCCTGGGCAACAACAACACTGGGGTAGGCCACGAATCCTTAAAGGGCGTAACTTCCGCCGGGACCAGCAATACAGCGATCGGGCAGTTGAGTGGCGATACGCTTACGAGCGGAAGCAGCAACGTGATGCTGGGAGCCCAGAGCGATGGTGTTCTTGACGCAGACAATCAAATTGCGATCGGCTATCAGGCAACCACAACCGCTGCAAATCAGATCATGATGGGCAACCATCGCAGCGTTGATATGACGATGGACTGCCCGCCGATTACGGTAAAGCAGACATCCACCGATGGTGATGGGATTG